TTCTTCGGAGAAGTCGCGGCTGCTCCTGCCCTCAAGTAGATAAAAGACTCCAGGGTCGAAGTGCTGATTGAGAGTTGACCGGTGGGAGGGTCCGGGACTCCGGACGTAGCGCGGTCCAGGAGGGCTTCGGTGCTCGTGATGACGTCATCAATTTCTGGCACGATGTTATTCAGCGTCCCAGACACGACCTGGTAACGGAAGTTAGATCCAGAAGGACCGATAGGGATGACCTTGAAAGGATGGCGCGTGCTTACTTCGCTTTCAGACGGGAATGGGCTGGTCGTGTTGATGGTGAAACCATAACCGCCTGAAGTAAAACCATAACCCGTTCCTGGTTGGATTCTACTCATTAGACAGCAGAGTAGACTTCAGCCGGGTAGCCTTCTCGATTGAAGCGGATTTCATAGTTAACCTTGAAGATTTTAGGCGTTCCAGAAGCCTGGACGCAGTAGTCCTCGAAGGAGACTTGGGAAAGCATGATAGTCGGTCGCACGGTGCCCTTGACCGTAGCAGTCCAGCTTGTCCCAAGGTGATCTGGCAGAAGCTTAGCCCCGGTGAATGAGTTAGTCGTGCTGGTCTTGCCGACAGCGTTACGAAGGTTGGTAACTGTGGCTACGGCGGTGGTGTAGATGCAACCAGAGAACGAGGTCGTCGGGGCAAGGTATTGGTTCTTCCCGTAGTAATACTGTTTATCGGAGGTGGAGGAGTCAAGGAAGCCGACAAAGCCCCCGGCATTGGTAACCGTTCCTTTAAAGTGTGCGCCGAAGACGCCGCCCACCTTGTAGTCCGGGTTAATCGTCGAGGCCGTGAAGGTCGTCCCATTGCCGGCAATCGCCGTCGTGAAGCCAGTCGCAGGGCCGAAGAAGTTGGGGTGAGTCGTGATGTGCTCAGAGGTCAGGCCGTGCGAGGCCGTCACGTTCGGGCGGGTCGTATCCCCGACCGAACTGTTGATGCCGACATAGTCTGCCGCGACTTCGTCAACCTCAAGGGTCCGGCGCACGATGGTGAACTTGTGGACGAAAAGGTCGGAGTATTGCGGGTGCACCTGGCCGCCGATGATGGCCGTGCCAGAGACGGACTGGTCTAGCTGATAGATGCCTTTGGCGGTCAGAAGCCCGTAGCCGTCGGTCTCGTAAGTAGATCCAGGCTGAAGGAACTTGGTCGTCAGCGCATTGCCTTTTTTAATGATAGCCATGGTTATTTTTTCTTAGTTAGAAGGGATGCGCGGGAAGGAGAAATATTCGCCGGCGTATCAGGCGTCGCACCCTTATCGGTGACGTCTCCTGCCGGAGTTCCTGTGCCCTTGGAAGCGATAATCTGAAGATAGGTAAGCTGCTGCATGGCGATTGCCTGCTGCTCATGGAGGGCGGTGACGACAGGGTTCTGGCCGACGCCGATCACGTTGCCGGAGATTGAGCCAGGGATGGTCGGCTTTTCACCCGTTGCGACAGTAACCGATTTAGCCTTAGCCGCGCCTTCCTCTTTCTTGATTCTTTCCGCGGCGGCCTCCTGTTTGCGCTGTGTTTCTTCCCATTGGGCCGCGGCCTTGCCTTCTGGAGACTGCGACCAGATGTCAAAGGCACGTTTCTGCACGTCTTCCTGCTTCGACATATTGGTCGTGAACAGGGGATTGATAAGATAGTTCCCAAGGTTCTCGCTGATCAGTTCACGGCGCAGCTTCTTGCCTTCTTCGGTCTGTAAAAGGAATTGTTTAGTTACTTCAGCCCTTCCCTCCTTGGCTGATTCACTTTCCTTTTCACGCTCTTGGCGTTCCTTGAAGAAAGCAGCCATGCGCTTCTCGTGAGACGACACGAACATACTGTCACCCTTAGCCATTAAATCCAGCCCTTCCTGAGCCTTGCGCCTAGCGTCTTCGATGGCTCCGCTGATGGCACTGATTGTGCCCTGAAGGATTACCATTGGCGCGGCAAAGCCTAGGAAGATGTCTTTGAAAGAAGTGCTGAACTTTTTCTGGATGTCCTCGACCTGCTTGGCGAACCCGGTCGTGGCCTGCTTGGCCTTGTCCATCGCCTGCGGGACGTCGGAGGTCGTCTTGATGTTGACTGTCAGGTCTTGGGCCATGTCAGGGGGTGCTTTCCTTTGCAGGATTGGAAGCAGACGCGGCGGCCTCCTTGGCTAGTTCTTCGGCCATGTAGGCTTCCTCCTCGGGCGACATGATCGCTACGTCCGCACCCTTGCGGATAGCCAGGGCGGAGTTGAGCCAGATGGCCTGACATTCCGGCATCTCCCACGCCCGCTGCTCTGGGATGCCTGACGCAATCAAGTTGGCGACGATAGACAGCGGCCAAGGCACGCCCTTGTCCCCGCCACCTGACTTGGTCTTGGTCTGCTCCCAGAACTTCGGCCAGTCCTGCACTAGGATATAGCCAGCAAAGGCTTCCAGCAGGCGCTCGAACTTTAATGAGTTACGATTTAAGACAAGTATGCGGAGTCGGTCCCTCCAGCTGATGCCGCCTAGGGGTTCCTCGGCGCACACTTGGCAGGCGAAGATAAGGTCCGCAGGGGTGATACCGCGGGAGCCGGTGACCAACGGGGAGTCGAAGGCCATCAGGCGCACCCGGTACTTGAAGCACCAGGGGTAAAGAGTTCGACCCAGAATCCTAAAAGGAGCCGGGTCGACGTAGGCGTTGAGGAAGCGACGGTCCACTGTCCTCTAGACTGCCCCCTTTTCGGGGGTGTCAATTAGTAGGTAATGCCTTCGAAGTCGATGGCTGTCACCGAGACGCTGGTGAAACCTTGGCTGGAGCCCTTATCGTCTACTTTCGTGATGACTCCAGAGAAGGAGGCCGAAGCCGATCCAGCCGGATAAGCCGAAGAAGTGTTGACCGTAAAGGAAAGGGTGGCGCCGAGGATGGGAATAGAGCCAGTCTTGGCGATGCCTTCGATGGTGATCTCGGACTTGCGGTCATCGAGGCGGTGGGTGACCGTCAGGCCGGCTTCGTTGATAACCATCGACTCGGCATTGAAAGAAGACGATAGGCTGTAGGACTGCACGAAGAGGTTCGAGACAGTGCCCGAGATACCGTAGACGCAGGTGGTTCCGTTAATGATGGCGGCCATTTGTAATTGCAGGCTTTGGAATTAGGCAGGAGGCAGGACCACAAGCACGTCAAAAGCGAAGGAGGTCGCCCAGGAGCGTTCGTCGATGCCCTCGTCTTCGGACTGCATCGTGACGTCGTAACAGGCCGCGTCGGTCGAAGTGACGAAGGCCGCCTTGATGGACGTCAGGTCACGCATATTGCCGGACAGGGCGGCGCAGCGGGCACGGTGATCGGCGAGGGTGGTGTCGTCGGCGTTCGAGAAAAGGGTGATGCGGACCGAGCAGGAGTAGTTGCCTAGACCCTCTGGTAGGTCGGCAGGGCTCCGGGCAGACTCGCACAGGACCACGGCCTTGGGCAGGGTCTGGGTCGCGGCGCTGTCGCCCGTCAGGAAGGCCACGGTGGTCAGCCCGGTCTGGGTGGATAGGTAGGTGGCCAAGGTGGCCTCTACGATGTGGCGGATGGATTTGGTTCCCATAAGTGGTTAGCGGCGGTTGGCTCGCTGAATGGTGCTGTTCATGTGGCGCTCGAAGCGGGCCTTCATCTGCTTTACTCGGTTGGCGTAGACGAGGCCGAGCACGTCGGCGTCGGTGGCGATGCCGTTCACGTTGCCCTGCGTATTGGTCACGCTCAGCTCGACGACCTTCTCGTTGGCCGTGAGTTTGTTGGTACCGAGCACGCGGTTGTGCCGGTTAATCCAGGCTACGCTGAGGAGTTTGACGCCGAAGTCCTTGGGCACGCCGTTGATGACTGGCTTAGGCAGGGAGCGCAGGGCCGAGGCCCAGCCCGCCTTGATCATGCCCACCATGGCTTGGCGGTCGCGGATGTATTGGTCGAGGTCGGACTTGGACTCGACGAGCATCTTGAGTTTGACCGGGCGAACGGACTTGCCGATGCGGCCGCCGAACTTGCCCTTGATGCGGTTATGGGGCGGGCGCAGCTCCTGGACAAACCCTTGGCCGTAGTCGGTCATGATAGGGTTGGTCGTGTTAAAGTAGTTCTTAGCCTTCTTGAACGCCCGGTCATAGTCGCGGTCGTTCGCGATCTTGCGCATGATGGGCGGAAGGTTCTTCAGCGCCTGGAGCGAGCCCTTGCCGATGACCTTGTTGAACAGGCCGATGTCGTTGGTCTTGGTGGCGTAGGCCAGCTGATTGGTCAGGAGGGCGGCTGCGGAGTTGGAGTTACGGTCGTTGGCCGCCACGAACATCTTCTTGATGTCCCCGGCCACGGCGTTGTCGCCAGCCACTTGGGCCGCCTTGGACAGGCCACGGCCTCCGCCTTTGGGCAAGGGAGGGGTGAAGGTCGCCGCGTCTTGGCAGGCAAGGGCGGCTTGTTCCAGCGCCGCGTCCCGCATGGTCTGCCCGGTGTTGGCCGCGAACTGACGCAGGGCCGCGATGAACTCAGCCTGAGACTTCGGACTGATGCTGACCGACACCACGGCCTTGTTACTGGTTATCGTCGATGACGACGAGCGTGATCCATGCCGACCCGGGCTTGTAGGTCTGGCTCGTGATGCGGACGGTCTTCCCGCCGGCCACGATCTTCTTCCCCTGGGCAAGGCTGGCGATGGGCACCCCTGCCGACAGTAGGGCCGCCGATGCCCCCATAGACCCGTCTGGCTGGCTCCAGGAGGCCGTTACAGCGGGGAGCCTGACCGAGTACTGGGT